CCACGCCAAGCCACCAAAATGGCGTTGTGGTCAGAGGGATCACTCAAACCGAATGATCCTGCCGGACTCGCACTTGGCGCGTACGTGGCATCCAACTGCTGAGGAAACCATTTAAAATCATACGCCTGTTTTGCCATGACTGTGCGCGAATTGCACAGTTGGAATACACCATCAACGGAAGCAGGTGTCGTCGTTGTCAACGTGTTGTACCCGACATTTGCTGCTGCTATTTCACCTGTCAAATTATTGTAACTGGTTGCTGCTGGAATCACTGTCACACAAGCGGCTGCGGACCGGGCCTTTGAGGCGTTGGTCGCCAAAAATGATCCGCCAGGACCGACAAAGCTTAATGGATTACCTGAAATTGTACTCGCAGATGCCTCGTATTGTAACCGCGCATTAGCAGCAGGACAAAAGAATATGTAGCCACTAGTGCTTCCAGCTCCTACATTCAAGGTGAAATCTTGGACAAAACGCTGGGTAATACCAGCCTCACCTCCGTACGCACTATGGACGGGTCCATTGCACGGATCCGCAAGCAAGGCTTGGTACGATGAAATGCCCAATTGTTTAGCTCGTGGACGTCTACGGGACCCTTTATTCTTGTTTGAATTGCCATTCTGTTTCTTTTTGGTGTTTGCCATATTTAAGAGTCAATTATGTACTGAACTCGGATATTTGGTTGAGAATATAAACTCGTCTTTTCTTTGATATTTTGGGGATCAAATGCCCTAAATTCCCTTTCCAGCTCGACTTGCTCATCGGGCAATATGTCGAAAGCTTTGTAAATAGACACCCGGGCAATGGTACTATCCACGGGATTGGCTCGATGGCCAGTTAGTAGAGACCTCCATCCTTCCTTAGTCTCCAACAGCTTGTCTACAACATGCTGTCTGTGGGGAAACCTTGACATTGCTTGGTACATGGGCCCCAGAACAGGAACGTCACCAAACAAGGCAAGCCCACAGGCGCTAGTTGCTACAAGATTTTCTTCTGTGGTGGACCAGTTGCGGGAGGTAATGCATATCCAGTCGTGTTTCATGGCTTTGTGGATGTTCCTGACCATCATCCACTCAACCTCATTGAGTTGGACGGGTCTAGATTGGCAGAACTCTACATGCTCGATGATATAAACTGGGTCCTCAACTTCCATTTCAAACCCATATTGCAAATGGTGGAGCGGTAACCCCTTAAGGAGGTGCATATCTTCCTGTTCGATGAAAATGCCGCAATCATCACCATCATTGATGAAGCGCCACTTGCAAGGAAGAGCGTGCAAGTAATTGTACGTGATAACACACATTAGGAAAACATTTCCTAACGCAGTATTCATGTCACCTGATGCACGGCACCCTTCCACGGAATATTTTACGGACCCATCAGCCATGTTGGCGTATCCGACCTGGTCTATTTGCATTTCCAGCAAACGTGCCAGGAAAGGGTCGCGAAATATCTCATTGTATAACCCATGTTCAAACTCCAACGCCTCACGACTGACGTGTTGGTCAAATCTGGAGGCATCGAGTCCGACAAACACCGGTTTCTTGAACTCACCCCAATACTGCTTGATGGTTTGTGCTCGTTTAAACATGTTGTCACATTTAAGTACTACATGGTGGCCGAACAAATGGTCGATGGATTTGTAGACGAGTTTCTCAAGTGGACGTAAATATCGTCCTAGTTCAACATTGAACTCAGGGCTGCGGGGCTGAATCAACCTTGGGCAAGGGTCAGCCTTGGTTGTACCATTGTATAATTCGGCTTTAATGAATGTTGTTAAATAACCGTCACTTCTTCTCAAGCCTCTAGCGGCAAGATTGGAAACGGCAGAGGTGTAGCGTCTGTACTTACTACCTGTGTATGAATTGACAAACTGTTCATATGTCCACACAGGCGGCACAGCCGCTAATCCTCTCCGCACTCGGTCGCGAATCCATTTCAAACTGGAGAATGGTACAATGGGTCGAGGGCATGGGACAAACCCATCCACACCCTTCACGTAATACAACCGCTCAGTCAAAGCCCGCAAAACCACACTGACTGTATTATTATAAAAGAAAATGTTGTCTTGTACAACATCACGAAAGTACCCGAAACCTCTTCTTAACTTCACTAATCCGACACGGGACGTAACCTTAATGTTTTTGTGGTGCAATTTTACTTGCGCCTCAACACCATTAAGCACCGCGCGGCACCACTAATTGTTACTAAAGTCGACATATTCCTTCAAACCTTTGAAGTGCAATGCCGCTTTGTCCTCATAGTGGCTCCGAACGAACGTCAACTTTACTGCAAGTGGTAACACCTTGTGCCTAACACCGACAGTCATGTCATCGGGGAGATGCTTAAGAATCCAATCCGTTGCAATGCGTTCATTGGCAGAGGAATGCGATGGGTATTTCAACCCCATACGTGCCCTCCTACTAATTAAAACAGCGCAACGAACATACAATTTCTTATCCACAAGTTCCATCTCATCATCCCCGATTTCATCCGTGTCAAGAACACTAAGCACACGCCGGGTGCGTTTAGAGCTCTCCAGCACAATTCTCCGTCTGCGCTGTCTACGAATGTGTCCCATGAGAATGGAATGGTACAGCACAGAACCCCAACAAGAGATTGCGCTCACCAATTCCACCATTGGGGCGCGCAAGATGGGCAGAATTGCTCGAAAGCAAGGCACCATCCGCGTCCACGCACGCCCACACCCATCCAAGGCTGCCGTTACAAGACTCCCCGCGGCATCCCAAACCTTGGTTCTTACTATTATCTCAAATGTGATCACAAGAAGGAGAAGGATTACGTTAAAAGCCATCTTAACTGACGACTAGCTCACACTTTGTCGGATGTTACACACGATTACTCGTGCTTGATGATGTTGCCACAATCACCAAGTTTCACTGGATGTTACTCCGCGTGCCGACCTTCAAAACCGCTGGGGGATACAGCGATAGAACAACCCTACGCAGTGTGCGCGCAATTAAGGGACCCAATTATGGCTAATCAGGTGGCTGTGGCTGGGGAACCACGGCC